CTTGGGTAAAACTGCGCTCGCCAATTAAAAACACGCCGTCGATGCCTTCCTCCGGAATAATCACCCGCACCTGAGTATTGATCGCCCATAACCCGCCCGCATGGGTCCAGCCGACCACATCCAGCTCAATACGGTGCGCCCTGGCCAAGCGGCGATTGCGCTCCAGTTGCGCGCGTCGGTCGCTGCCACCCTGGCCTTGTCCATAGCGGTCAGCAACAATCTGCATAGGGCGATAATGAGTAATGCCTTCGTCTTTTACTTTGCCGTTGATAGCTGCATCGTTTTGGTAGTCGTAGCCCTTCACCCAATACTCCGAGTGCCGGAGCTTAAACTCGTCAACGACGTCATAACGTTTGATATGCACACCATATATAAGAGTGGCGACCGGCGCGGCATTAGTCGGCGGCGTTAATACCAGGCCGCCATCCGGCGAGGGGTATAGCAGCATATTTGCGGTCCGCGCGGCATTAATCAGCGCGTTGGCAGGGGCTTCAGATTGCATGGCAAAATCAGGCACCACCGCCGTATCACCAACGATCTTTACAGGCACTTTAAACGCGCTACAAAGCCTGTTTGCGATTTCGCCGAGTTTTAATCCGGATAGCGTGACCGAGTATTGACTATCCACAAGTTCGCGGGCCAACGAGCGCGCATCAATGCTGATGGTATGGCTATTAGCATCGACCGACCGGCGCACCTGGTCAGGCCGCACTGTGGCCACCAACAGGCCATCAATCAACACTTCAACTACCGTGCTGGCCGACAACCCCAATGACTCGCCAGTCCCAGGACGAGTAATCGACAGCCTTACCGTCGCGCTCATATCATCCACCGACTCGCTGATGGATACCTTTTGCCAATAGCCGTAGCGCTTGCCGTCAAACCGCAACTCAACCATTGATACGCCCCTGCATAAACAGCGGATGGCGCACCGCGTTACGCGCCAATAACACCGACTCATCAACCTCTAGTAAATATGCCAACAGCGTAGCAGGCATGGGGTTGATTACCTCGCGCACTACCACCGGCTTTAAATCTTGCGCCAACAGCGCCTCGCGCACAGCGGCACGGGCATCAACAGCCGCTTGAAATACCGCATCGGGCAGGCTTGGCAACAGCGCATCAAAGGCGGCATCAATGCTGGCCAAGGCCGCATCACGATCAGCTTCAGAGCGGTAATCAGTCAGCGCCACTTGTGACGCCGCCATCAATAACAGGCGGCTTTGTAGGGCGGATTGTTGTTGCAGGTTGCGGCGCACTGGGCCATCGACCAAGCCAGTTGCCGGCGCATTGTTATTTATAGCCAGCGCGGCTAAACGCCCAACCAAGCGCGGCCGGTCAGTATCAGACACATCGACATTATCCGCACTGGCACCAAAGCTGTTCATCAAGCCACGCAACGCATTTTCATACGCACCAGGTATAGCCATCAACGCGCCAATATCAGTTTTAACACCGGCAATCACGCCCATAATTTGCTGGGCATAGGTCAGCGGCAGGCTGGCAAGGGCAATCACCGTGCGCACTACCTCCAGCTGGCGTTGCACAGCGGCGATAAAGGCCGTCATGCCGTCTTCGTTCATCGGCTCCGGATTAAAATCATCCTCAGCCGCATCACCCAGCACATGCGTACGATCAACAGCCACATCAACCTTATCAGGCTCAACGCCAAACGGCTGCTCGCCGCCCGGTACAAACATGATCGACAGCGTGCAATAGCCGTTTTTATCGCTGGACTCAGTCCGCGACCATTGCTGAGCACGCACCCACAATTGTCCCAACCAGGGATGCGTGAGCCACGTTGGGCCGGATTCATTAAGCTTAGCTAATAGGCCATTGCACTCAAGATCATACTGCGGGCCGGTAAAATAGGCGGTCAGTTGATACTCGCGGGCCTTGCCGCCCATGTCCTCAACCAGCGGGTCTTCTGCACCTGGGTACTCATGGACAACTAAACGGCGGCCATATTTGGCATCATGGCTATCGGTGCGAAATTCAAAATTTCGGAATGAGGCTGTGGCCCAGCGGTCTTGATAGGTTTGCTCAGCCATTAGGGCTCCTTGAAAAGGTTGCCGGTATTAACACTGACATTGCCGGGGCCGGTTGTTTGCATGCCTTTGGAGACAAACCCAAAACCGGGTGGGGCAATCAACTCGAATTTGGCATTAAGCTCTGTCGGTGGTGTCGGCTCAGGTGTTTTAGTGGCATTAAAATCAGTAATGGCCTGGGCGATTAATGCGCCAATGGTGCCCACCGCTGCACCCGTGGCATTACCAATACCTGGCACAACACTACCCAATAACATCCCTGTACCGGCACCGCGTAATGCTGCTGATCCATAACGATTTAATGCCGAGTCTTTTTCGGTAACTGCATCAACAGCAACACTGCCTGCTAATGCCGCGCCACCTAACAAACTGCCACGCGAGCCTAGCTTTGATAACATACTTGCGCCTTTAGCGGCGATACCACTCCCACCTGCAACCCCACCACCCAGGGCTAGTGCCGATACTCCAGCAGCACCGGCCAGGGCAATTAGGGGTGGCACAGTGGCAATAGTAGCCGAGGTCATGCCGGGGAATTTTTGCGCTAAATCAGTAAATAACTCGGCGGTCTTGCTGATAGTGGGGGTGAGCTTGTCCATCGCTGTTTTTTGAGCGATTTGCGCCTCTTGTTCAGCGTTGCGGACTTGTGCCGAGGTTGTTCCCGCCATCGTCTCCCAGTTGACATCGTTAGCGCCAAACTCCGTGCGGTTTTTACCGATCGCAGAATCTACCCGGCCAACGACGTCCTTATTGCGCATGCCAAACAATGCGCTGCGCGCTTGCATGTCTTGAAAAAACTGGCCAATCACATTGCCCTCGGACAGTTGCGATATTGACTCGATCAGCGAGGCCTGTTCAGTCTTATCTTTCGACGCCTTTAGTTTTGCTAAAGCGGTTTTCAATATCGGGCTTTTCTCGGCTTCTTTGTCGATCAGGTTTTGCCACGCGTCAACTGCATCAATGCCTTGCAACCGTTGTTTAACTAAAAATTGCGCTAAATCGCCACGGCCGGATTTTTCAAAGTCTTTTGCTGTGTCGCTTGATGCCAACTTGCTCAAAAGGTTTTTAACGTTGTTGCCAGCATCATCATTGCCTGCGCTGGTTAGCACGGCGGCCTGATTCATTGTCAAAATCTTTTGCAGTCCATCTAACCCAGTCATACCAGCAGATTTACCAACCGCTAACTGCCCCGGCAAGTGCTTGGATAGATCCTTAATCTCAAAGCCGCCCGCTTGGCCGGATGCGGTAATCATATTCAGCGCTGTTTTTAATTCGCGGTCCGACTTGACGACGCCTTGCCCGTACAACGCGCTGGACAGCTCAGCAATATCTAATGGGTTGGCGCTGGCACCCGTTGCCGTGCGCATTACCGTTGGTAAAAAATCCATAGAGCGTTGAAACCCCAGCGTGCCTTTGCTCAGCATGGCGTTTAATGCTTCGGCTGCTTGATCGCGGGTACCACCACCGCCACGCTTAAGATCAATAGACCGGTTAATTACTGACTCAAGATCTTTGCTGCCGGCAATTCGTCCACGTGCATCGCGCTCAGCAAATGCGGTATTTGACATGCTAACCAACATCTCATCAAAGCTCATGGCTTTACCAATTGGCCCCTTAAGCGCATAACCCGCTGCGCCCACACCCACCGCTGCAGATGCACCAAACCTTAACCGCCCTTGGTTTTTTTCAAACTCCTTAGCAGCCCGCGCGGCTTTTTCTTGCTCATGGGTGAGCTTACCCATTTCGTTGGTCAGGGTGGTAATTTTGCTTTTGGTTTTATCGGCGGCGCGGGCTAAGGCCGCTTGGCTCATCGTGCCGGATGTTTCTAAACGCTTATACGCTGCTTCTGTTTGCTTGATTTCGCGTTGAATGGTTTGCTCAGAGCGGATGCCTAGGGTTTCGCGGGCATGGGAGAGTTTTTCAAAGCTAGTGCGTTGGCGGCTATTAGATTGGTTGACGACGTTTTCGGTCTGCTTAGTAGCCTGCTCGACCTTTTGCGCATATTTAGCAATGCCGGTGCTTGCGCCTTTATCGACAAACTTAAGCCGGACTTCAACATCGGCGGCGGCATTAGACATAAAAAAACTCCGGTTACTGGGATGTAACCGAAGTTTATTGTTTTGAGTAGGGAATTGTTACGCGGGAACTGTTTCCCGGTAGGGCCATATGGGGATTTATTGGAACTCTCGACCATCCATGCTGGCGGCCAGTTTTGCCCATAAAAACAGCTCTGTTAACGGCAGAGCCTTCACCACCGGCAGCGGCTGGTTCATCACCTTCGTGACCAGCCCAACTGCCGTGATGATACGTATCACTTTTTTTCGGCTGCCTCCTGACTAGCATCGGCAGGTTGCTCAGGCTCAGCATCATCAGCAATCAACATCGCCTCGGCAATCTTTTCTGCAGCACGGTAATCGGGTCCATGCAGCTGCTCAATCAATGCCTCATCCGTGCCGGTTAAACTGGCAATCAATGCAATCCGCTGCGCCACGCCGCCGCGCTTGTCGAAAGAGAGGTAGTCAGCTGCTGTGGTGTGGTCGCGGAATTTAAGTTCAGCAATGGTTTTTTTGCCGAAGGTTAGGGGGTGTTTTAGATTTAAAATTTTCATGATTTTTTACTAAAAATTCGAATAAAAATTACTGTGTTTATCACCTGTAAAATAAATAACTTCAGGTGGAATTTATCTAATGCGCGCATCTTTATGCCCACGGAGTTTGTTTAGTCAGCCTAAAATTTGCGCCATCCCAAACAAATTCAAGGATTGATTTTTGCCCCGGTAATGCTGCTGATCCATCTACCAATCCGGATACAACGTAATCGGTTGGATTTGGCGCAGTGTCAAATGTAATTGCTCTCCCGCCAGTAGCGTCCTGGGTCAATATCAGTCTGAGCGGTTTTATCCTAAAGTTGTTGCCGTAATAAACTGATCCTGCCCCCCTGTGGTTAGTTTTCCAATTGATAACCCCCGACTTATCTATAGCCGATACAATATTGACAAAATTTGTATTGCCGGTCAGTGTCAAAACGTGGGTGTTATATTGCTCTAAAACAATTTTATATGTCCCAGTTACAGCAGAGTTGTAGGCAATTAGGTCGTTACCACCTACCAGATCTGCACCGATAAACTCATAGTATCCCCTTCCTAAATAATTGTTTACTCCCGTTGTGTTGTTATCGCTGAGTAATATATATCTAGGCGCCTGACCATTAACGCCATCATAAAAATTGTACCTAATATGCCCGCGGTCTTGAGTGCCGGGGCTTGGGACGCCAGCTTTTAACTGATTATTTTTCCACTTTAAATTGGATCGGACCGTTTCATCGGAGTTATTATGCACCACCCCAATCCACCCAAATTTCGCAGCGCCTTTCCCGACGTTGAGTGCTAGCTCAATTTCTTGCCCCGCCCCCAAAATTACTTCATTATTTTTTAGGTTGATGCCAAATCTGTGGTCACTAAACTGAGACCCCACACTTGAAAATGTTTTGCCACCAAAGTTTTGGGCGACCGTCCTAACTTGCTCAAAATAGTTAGTGCCGGTAAAGAAAATTTGATCAGAATTAGTGTCACCGGCAACATCGTGGCACCCCATGTACCAATTGTCCTGAAAATTTACCGATTGGACCCGGCTTGGTGCGGGGTAATACGTGTTAGCAGGGGCATAGTAAACAGGCGGTATTTGAAGGACTTGTTGGCGTTGTGCGTTAGCGATAAAACGATCATCACCAAATCTGCACTGCAGAAACGTCACAATATCAAAAACATAACCGGCGCCGCATGCAATTGGATTGCCCTGGAAATCAACGCCCATAAACATTAAGTTGGTACAGTCGTCAAAATTACCAGCCATTCTAAAACCATCGATTTTTACATTTGTAAAATGATTATTTTGGCTAGTGCGGGTGTCGGCGTTACCGCCAGTACCAATTGTAAAATTATTTTCAATTCCGACTCCGATGCCGTTGTAGTTCATCCCGACTATATGCTGATCATCTGCCAAATTTGTCAGGGTCAGATCGCGCATTTCGATATTCATCGTGACATTACGATCATTTGGCGCTGTTTCTACGCCGACAAACCTAATCGCTGGGACATAGTTATAATTGCCGTAGTAGCGAAACATATTCCATGATTGCGCTGTGTTCCACGTTGGTGATCCAGAAATTCCAGTCTCGGTAACTGATTGATTGCCAAACGACCCATGCAATGTTGTATTAGTTAGATTGAGCGGTGTAGCTAAATTCGCATCGGTATAAACCTCAAATGTAGTAGTGGTCAGTTTTTTAATATAGTATTTTTGTGAGGCGCTACTAATGCCATTGATCGACTCCATTGAGTTGGCTAATGCGATAGTGGATGCCGGCGTTTGAAACCATATTGATGTGCCATCAATGGCTCTAATTTCTCCGGCTTCCCAATTTGCACCGACTGGTAGAGGGGTTGATGCATCCAGAGTGACGAGAGCCGGAGATGTGTTGGTAATACCAACGATTCTATGTCTGTCGTGTATTTTTAAAATGTTTTGATCCATGCCGGAGCAATCAATAATTGTGGCTCCCATCCCAGAACCGAGGACTTTTGCACCATAAACGACATTATATAGCTTGCGCCAATTTACTATCCCCTCCGCAACTAGTGGCGTTAACGGTTTAAATCTGCCTGGGCCCAGTTTCAGTGTCCCGCGGTTTGCCGCTATAGCGGCCATCATTTGAGGAGCATCATCGCCACCACTGGGTAATAAAATATCACTACCCACATTACCCCAACTACTCCCATCCGATACCGATAACACCCCGCCAATCTGACAAATCCCCGCCCCAAAAACAGCCGCCGCTGGGCGCTTAATTAGCGAGCTATAGGTCCGCACTTTAGTCGGATTATCTTCATTAATCGTAACACCAGAGCTGCCACCCGGATCGGCATCGCTTGCTTGCAAAAACGGGTCGGAAAAAATAGCGATGCGGGTGGCTGCATCGACATCAACGGACTGCCATGCGGCGGTAAACACCACGCCTACGCGGATATGCTCAGACTGTTGTGATGATGGGTTCACGCGTGCGTAGACGATAGCCATAATAATTACCCTATGCGCTCAGATGTGTTGCTCATGATGACGATTTTGCTTTCGCCATCGCCAAACCCGACCGGTTCTGTAACAAACGCCTGCGACATCATGTACACAGCACCATCGGTCAGCCGGATTGTAATGTCCTCGTTTTCAATAGCGTTGATCGCATCCATATCAACCCCGGCCTGCAGATTGATATTTAGCTCCAGCTTGGACGGCATGGATGAGGTCAGGTAGCCGCCATCTTCCGGCAGTCGACCCGGCTTGTGGTCGCGTTTTAGACCGCTGGGCGTAAATGTGCCAGGGCTTGCAGCTAGCGGCAGTTTGCCCAGTGAGGGCACTGATACAGTGCGGATGTTGTTTAATTTAGCCATGTATAAATCCCCTTAAAATCGTCTTTAAACAGTCTTTAAAAACTGCGCGCGGCCAGCCAAGATATAAAATGGCGATAACAATATCGGCGTATCTATATAGTTAAACCTGCTCGGGTTGAGCGGGTCTTGCTCGACAATCAGCGTCGATTTGTAATACGCGTAGTTCTGTACCCAGCCAAACTCCTGCAGCAAGGTGTGTTGGTACAAGCTCAGCAAAAAGGCTTTGACCGAGTCCTCGGTAGTGATGCGTAAGCCGGGCCGATAGCCTTCGTTGGTTTTGGCCGCTGCCGTGCCGACAAACTTCTTTATCGCGCCAATGCGCTGCTCGTAACGGATACGCTCCAGCACTTCCGGCGCGTTAACATCCAAATAGGCATCGTCCGCACTGCCATCCGGCCTAAACTGGTGCATGGTGATCAAGCGCTTGATGCTGCATGAGCCGTCTTTGTTAACCTGCAACACAGACATGCCCTTAAACAACAGGCTGTTGGCATTGGTCCAGGTGTGATAGCTGACGCCGATCATGCCGGTCAATTGCAGACCTTCAAGCGACTCCACCGGGCTGTTGTAAAGCTTTGGCGCGGCGGCTGCAGCAACAATCGCGGCCGCTTCCCATGTGCTGGTTGGATTTATTTCCAGCGACAGATCAACGATGTGCTCGTAGTTTTTGGTTACGCCAAATGCAGCGGCCGCTGTGTAATCGCCACGGTGCGCGGTAAAGGCTCTAAAGCCCGCCTGGATTGGCGGCTGGTAACGGCGTTGGCTTTCGGTGTGCCATGCAGCTAGCGTTGCAGCATCATTAATGCCCAG